ACCTATACCTTTACTAATTCCAGATCCTACTTTACCTATACCTTTTCCAATTCCAGATCCTACTTTGCCAACTCCACCTAATCTATCCCCAATACCACGCCCAATACCACCCATTTTTTGTCTTATGAGTCTTCTACGAGAACCTATTCTTGTGCGTCTTCCTGTAAGATCATCAAGAAATGCTCCACCGCCGTCTAGTATATTTGTGATAGCATCTGATACAATATTTCCTTTATTTTCCCCTTCAATATTTTCGTTATCTTGATCAAGTCCCTGATCAACTTCTTTTACATCAGTTACACCAGCAGAGTCACGAAACATTTCAGTTTGTGTTTCAGACTGATCTACTTTTGTCTCGATAAATTGTTTGTCTTTGAAACTTCGGATCTTCTCTTTGATCTTAATAACTTGTTCTTTATTATCTACAAATTCTCTAAAGTTATCTGCGGTTTTGATGTAAACATTTTTGACTTCAGTAAGATTTTGTCTAATCTTATCAAATGCTGCTGATGTTTCTTTCTGGCTCTTTTCAATTCTAACAAATCCAGATTCTAACCCATTAATCTTATCTGCTGTCTTTCTAGCAATATCTAAGATAGATTGAAGAGGAGTTTTATCTGTATATGGATCTTGAGGAAAAAGATCACCTTGCTTAACCATCTGAGGACGGGCAGCAAGATCACGATTCAATACAGCGGAGAATCTATCCTCTTTGCTCAATCCTGGGTCTTGTGTGGCGTCTGGGGCACTGCTGAAGGTGCCTCTAGTGCGTCGTCTGAAATCCCCACCGAATTCTGCTCCTATCGCCTTAGAGAAGAAATAACCTCGTCTCAGAGACTTAGGATCTTTACCTGATTGTTTAAATGCTCTGCGTGAAGCAGCAGCAATTCTAAATGATGAAGCAATTTTAGCAGAAACTACATTTCCTAAACTTCCACCAGTATTCGAAAATCCACCTCCTTTGGGATTAATCTTAATTTTCGAAATTTCGATATTGTCATCATTTAGTAAAGATGGCGGACCAATCTTTGGTTTATTACCTTCTTTACCTTCTTTTTGTATTTGTGATAATATTTCTTCTGCGCCTTTAGTCCAGGCACGATCCATCCGGTCCAAAACTTCCTGGGTTTTGGACTTTTTGGGTCCAATGTAGATTACACCAGGAAGTTTACCGCCATAGATTATTCGTCTGGATATAGGACGATCTGTCATCTTTGCTGTTTTTGCTTGAGTTCGTCTTCTTTTTTCTTAATATATTCATTAACGAGAAGAATATAAATTTGCCTCTCGAAAGGCATCATATTTTCGATTTCTACTAAAGAATATTTATGTTCTTCCATCAACATAAAGTTTGTCCTAAAATAATTTTCTAGATTATTGTAGGACATCACTAGGCGAAAAAATTCTGCAATCCCTCCAATACATATTCATCCTCAACACCAGTAGTTGGATTTTTGATCGTAAATTTATGACGCAAAACTGGGAGATTCTCAAAAAATTCTCCAATTTTGACAAATTGCTTTTGAGTCAGATTATCCAACCAATCTATAATTTCTTGCTTTTTAAGGTCCGTAACATCCCAGACTTCTTCGCCTTGAAAAATTTGATCTACTTTAGATGCCACATATTCAATAACTTCAGCATCTGGAAGTTCTTTGCCCATAAGAGCAAATTTAACAAATTCATTGATTCCTGGATATTTCAAAATAATGCCAAGATCTTCGCCAAGCATAATTTTATTACTTGACTTCTCATTCATGTCAACTTCAACTTTCAGTAAATTTATACGATGACTTACCTTAGTTTCATTGTCATCTTTACAAGTAATCGTTAAATCCAAATTCTCTTCAGCGGATCTAGCACGTAATTGTAAAAATACATATTCCAAATCAAAATATGTCAAATCGTCCATACGAATTCGACTAATGATGCAATTTTTAATTACTTCTTTAACTGCATCTCTGATTTGAGTTTCGTCCTCAGATTGTTCTGCCAAAAGAAGAACTTTTTCTTCTCTTACTAAAAATGGTCTAAATTTAATTATTTTTTGGGTTGATGGTAAGGTCAACTCGTAAATTGGTGTTGCGGGTTTTGGTAATGCCATAATATTGTTAAAATCCTATATTTATGTAGCTCGACTTTTTTGGTGTAAAAATAGCAGGAAAATTTTTCCGCCTTTTCTGGGTTTGAAGACCTATTTTTGAAATTTATATAACGTCTGTATTATTTACAAAGTATTTTGAATAGTAAAATGAAGCAGAAACATTTACTATTTGCGATGACCCATACGATAGAGGAGTAGCATCGATGCTATGTGGAAAAGCATCTATTAGGGTGTAAGAGATTGGTTCCAAATCTTTAGTTCCTTTCCCCTGTGTTAATTTAGTTATTGTAATTTTTGCTTGATATTGTTTTGGATATTTAACTTTATCAACAACTTGAGAGCGAGTTTTTCCTTTTATCTCCTCTCTGCTGGTGGATACCATACCAAAGGTATAAATGTAATCATGCCAAGTTTGAAGAAATCGTAATGGTGTCATATTCTTGTCACATTGCCATCCCAAACTTACATCCGTAAATAATCTGCCATAAGCATAATTTACTTGACCCTCACCTAAGAAGAGACCATTTGTCTGTCCAGTGAGAGAAGAAACGTTAGGCAATTGGGCTTCACTACAGAGAAGAGTTATCAATCCATTGCCAGAAAAAGATCCGGAAGTCCTATCGGCAACGGCACCCTGTAGAGCTCTCTCTAATGTGTTTCCTTCATATGCCTCTGCACCGGAAAAGTCAAATGTTACCTCATACATGGTAGTCAATGACATACCACCTCTAATTTTTGAGATTACTTCCGAGATTGATTTTCCCACAATAAATAGTATTGGCGAAGTGTATATTTATATTTATGGCATATTCTGGGGTATACAAACCGGTAAAACCAGAAAAGTATCGTGGAAACCCGACACGGATCATCTATAGATCAATGTGGGAAAAAAAGTTTATGATTTTTTGTGATCATAACTCCTCAATAGTAGAGTGGGGCAGTGAAGAGATTTTCATACCATATAGATCTCCAATTGACGGGAGAGTTCATCGTTACTATCCCGATTTTTACATCAAAGTCAAAACAAAGGATGGTAATTACGAAAAGTATATTATTGAAGTTAAACCCAAAAAACAAACTATTAAACCGAATGATAAACCAACACGTAAGACTGCCGCTTGGAAAAGAGAAGTATTAACTTACATCAAGAACCGCGCCAAATGGGACGCAGCTGAAGACTATTGTGATGATCGGCAGATGAAATTTAAAATACTCACCGAAGATCACTTAAAGGTATAGGACCATGGCAACAGGATTCACCAGCAACGAACAAAAGAAAACAAAAAAGAGCACTGGATATAAAACTATTTTCGAACGGATTAGTGAAGCAACTAACGGAGAAAGTAAATCATTCGAATGGTATCGTAGTAGAGTTGCTTCCCTTGCTTCAGAATATAAAAAAGATCCATCAAAACTTTTTCGTCAAGAAAATGTGGACAGAGCAACAGGAAATTCTGATGGAAATGTCTTAAGAAGATTTCCAGTAGAAGGACATCTTTATTTCTATGAATACAAAGCGAAGATGAAATGGTTGCCATACTATGACACCTTTCCTCTGGTTTATGTGGTAAAGGGAATTTCCGATAATGAATTCATTGGTGCTAACTTACACTACATACAACCAAAGAAAAGAGTTAAAGTTATACAAGAATTGAGAAGTGGTAGAGTAGATATTCCTAAGTCATGCTTCCATAAATATATTCATAGTCATGTCGAAGGTTGGATGCTCGATCTTCATATAGATGAATGGGACACCGCTATACTATTGCCAGTTGAAAATTTTATTCGAGATATAAAAGGATACAAGTTTCCCTACAAGAAAGAAGATGTTTGGAAGGAAACAAATGACAAATACTACGATAAAATTAAGGGGCATAGAATGATAAAGGGATACGGCACAAAAGAAAGTAAGGAGATGGTTCAGTAATGTCTCAGCCTCTTAACACCCGTGGCGGTGGTCAGATACCTGTCCCACCGGCAACTTCAGGAGCACCTCCTAACACACCAGCATCTCCTGGTGGCGCGAATGCTCTGCCCGCAGGAACTACTTTAAATGACGCTGATATAAAGACATTCACCTTTGGTAATTCTAACAATATACCGCCAGCTATAGCATTATACTACCCAAATGAATTGCGAGTTGATGGTGACAAAGAAAATACAAAAACTTCATATGTAACATTTGATTTTTTCGAATATGTGGGTCCATACCAAAATGAAAATCTCACTGATGCACCAGCAGGAACGATAAATGCATATAATGCATCTGCTATAAGAAAAGGCAAGGCAGTTAAAGCAAATAGTGATGGCGGCCGTCTGCAAAAAGTTGTTTTATACATGCCGGAAGATCTCCAAGCACAATATGGAACTCAATGGGGTGGAAAATCAATCCAAAATTTCACTGGGGGTTTACTAAGAGCGGCTGGTAATGTTGGTGGGTTAGATCCGGCTGCTCTCCTGTCAACTGCTGTAAGTGCAATCGGAAGCATACCTGATGGGGTTATGACTGATGCAGTGAAAACGTCGTTAACGACACTCCAAACAACTGGTCAAGGGGAGGGGTTAAATATTAATGATGTGTTTGGATTGACAAGAGGAGTTGTATTAAATCCAAATACTGAATTACTTTTTGCTGGATTTGATCTCAGAACATTCAATTTGAATTTTAAACTAGTAGCAAGAAGTCAAAACGAAACGAACACTATTAGAGACATCATAACAACATTCAAAAAGGCGATGTTACCTTCACTAGAGGAAGATACGGGCGTTTTTGGCAACGAAAACGCCGCAAATTTTATCAAAGTTCCCTCCTTAGTCGAAATAAGATTTATGGCAGGCGAGGTTCCACATCCATATATGACTCAATTTAAACCCTGTGCTCTTACAGGACTCAATGTAAATTATACTCCCGATGGATCTTACGCGGTATACGAGAATTTTGCTCCAGTTGCTATAACCTTGCAACTTAACTTTTCTGAGACTAAATTGGTATATAAAGAAGATATTAACTGGGGAGGAGCAACATACTAATGTATTTCAATTCAATTCCGGACTTAGAATACTCAAAAAAACCCATAGAGTTTCCGTTTTCGGAAGCAGATTACGTTCGTGCGAAGAATTTCTTTATCTCTTATAAATTAGACAAAAAAGTATTCTCTTATGCAGTCTTTTTTAAAAAATATGTAATAAAAGATGTCGATAGATTAGATCTAATTGCGAATGAATATTATGGAGATCCGTTCTATGATTGGGTGATTATACTGACAAATAACATGATAAATGGTGTCTATGATTGGCCATTAGATACTGAGACCTTTAATAGAAAAATGGAAGCTCTTGATGTAAATCCATATAACACCATTCATCATTACGAAACTCAAGAATTGAAGTCTGGGTATACCATTGATGGTATTGATGTAATTGCATTGAAAGGTGGTCTATCAGTTACTGAAGAGTTTTATAACAATCCATTCACATATTACAATGGAGAAGAACAAGTTAGTGTAAGCGGTGATGTTGCATGTCAACCAATATCAATCTACGAACACGAATATAGATTGAATGAATCAAAACGTGAAATTTATATTCTGAAAAAAAGATACTTAACATCTTTCATTAATGATTTCAAACGAAAAAATAGTTATAAAGTATCTTCTGACTTCATCACCAGTAAACTAAAGAGAACTGCTATCTAGATCAACTTTTGACATAAAAAAATTGCCAGAAAAATTTTCCGACAATCATGTAATTACTTATTCAGTTTTGACCTCAGGAGCACGACAATGTTTGTGCTCATTCATGTGACTCATTTCAACCATCAGAAAGAATCCAAAAAGAAGTGTGGGAATGACCCACACTTCATTCATAATCTTTTTGAACATCAATCCTCAAGCAGGGAAGCAAAGTAGTCTGCTCCCTTATCCTCTGAGGGGATGCTAGAAGACCGCACAGGACGCGACACTACAGGTTCATCGAACAACTCATCATTGCGAGTGGTGGGGTCTTCATGCTCCTCTACTTGTGCTACAGAGGCACGACGCTTAGAGGGATTGAGAACATCATCCATACGCTTCTCAATGTCAGTGAAAGATTTGAACTGACCTGGATTCACAATATCAGCAAGTGAGTAGCACTGCTTGTAAATTGCTTCCAGTTCATCATCATCATTACTGAGAGCAGCAGGAGCATCAAATTCAGATGCTTCGTAGTTCCAGTAACCACCTTTGATTTTGATCTTCAGTTTGAAGTTAGCACCTTCCCAAAGATTAAACACGTTGACGGGTTTCTCATCATCAAACTCTGGCTTCATCGCAGCAGTGATCTTATCAAAGATCATCTTACCATAACGATACAGGAAGACCTTACCTTCATTATCAGGATTAGCAGTGTCCTTCACAACATAGATGTTGGAATAGTAGGAGAGTTTACGCTTACGCTCACGCGCAGTCTCCTCATCACCATTCTTCCACAGAACTCCGTTAGAGTTACACACAGGACACTTCTCACCATTCGTGGTAAGGCAGTTCTCAATGAACCAATCGTTCTCTGGACCCTGGAATGCGTGAGAGTAGAGTTTAACGAGTGGTTTTTCTTCGCCTTCAGGGCGAGGAAGGAAACGGATTACGGCATACCCGTTACCAGTTTCGTTAAGAGCAGGCTTCCAGATACGCTCATCACCTTTAGAATCGGTAGATGCTTTCTCCAATTCCTTTTGTAGGAAAGAGAAGTCACTAGAAGAACTGCGCTTAAGATCAGCAAAAGACATATGATACCTCGGATTTACTTTGTTGTTACTTGGATGTTTTGGTTGTGACCCGTTCACTTATTCATCATAACACAGGCACAGGGGCGGGTCAAGGGTCCTGTGCCAGTTTTTGTTCTGCCACCTTTCTCATCTGTTGAATACGATCAATCAGTTGATCAAACATAGCATACATGGATTCATTAGGATCAGCACCTAACATAATCGTCATTTCTCTCATCATCTCTGACATTTCTTTTGCTTCTTTATCTTCACTTAAGGAAAGACGAGCAAAGAATATCTTTTGTTTCTCGATAAGTGTCATTAACACATCGAAGTATTCAATAAGTTTTGTTGGTGAAAGTGCAGGCAACATAGAAGATGCCCGCACACAATACATTTGAAGATCAGTGATCTCTTGTAGATCACCACGAACCATTTCGGATTTAAAGAAGTCGCTCATACTAACATCAATTTTGATCTACTAGTTCTTTTTATGTAGTTTAATTTTTGTGCATCCATTTTAAGTTTTTCTTTGAGTGGCTTAGAAATAAGTTTAGACACACTCTCAAATTCAATCTCATTCAACTCGCAATAATGTATAATCGCATCAATGTAATTCATATCTTCATTATGAAAGACGAGGTGCTCAACATCCTGCGAAAATTTCGCAGTGCTCATAAATTTATCCTCCAGATTTTCTTGCGGCATTTTTGTGATAGGTTGCGATGTATTCTTGTAACTTTAAATAATATTCCTTACGTGGCGGATTCTCTTTCACTTGAATCTCTCCATCTTCACAAGCAACAATCGTTACTAGTTTTTTGACAGCAAGACCATACATTTCGTAGAACATACATGCGTATGCTTGTTCTTGAATGTAATAATCATAGAGATACGATTCTTTCTTGGGGGAACCAGAAGTTTTAAAATCTATAATGGAAAGTTCTCCCTTATATTCAGCAATACAATCAACGCGACCAGCGATTTGTAGTATGTCGGAATAAAGAACTGCTTCCTGTAAGTATATATTATTTATATTGTTTAAAGTTTTCTTCGCAGACTCAAACATCATAGCAGAAAGAGGACTATTTGTAAAGTCCTCTTCCACTAAACAATTCTTGAGATACATCTCTGCCATGAGGTGAAAGTCATTCCCTCTGGTAGTTGCTCTCTTACATACGCGATTGGCTTTCTCTTCACCAACTCTCTTACGCCAGCGTTGGATACCAGCAATCTTGGTTGGGTTACTACCAATGACTGTAGTAACTGACGGATAGTTACCTTTGGGACAAGGATAATGTCTTGTTCCTTCTTCTGTGACTGCTTCAACTTCAAAAACTTCCGCCAGTTCTACATGATTAAACATAAAAATTACATACCAAGAGAGATTTTACTAAGAAGATAAGACTTGACTAGACCTGAGCGAACGATGTCTTCTACACCATATTCTATCAGAGAGAACTCATCCATGTTGTCAAGGATGCGCTGAAAGTCTACGATACCAGTGCGTTCATTTGATTTGATCAGATCACTCTGTCTAGCATCACCACAGAAGATGATCTTACTATCTTGACCAACGCGAGTGATGATTGAATCAAGCTCGTGGAAGTTAAGGTTCTGACATTCATCTACAATCACAATACAATTATCAAGTGTTGTGCCACGAAGGAATGATGTGCTCCAGAAACTAATTGTCTCCTGTGCTTTCAGATTATCATAGAGTTGATCGTAATCAGAATCGGTAGAGAGATCAAACATGTTTCGCACCATATTTTTGTATGGAATCTGATAGATGTCTGCTTTATCTTCATGTGTGCCAGGAAGGAAACCAATCTCTCTGGTAGCAACAAGAGAACGAACGATGTATATTTTTTCGTAGACACTATACTCATCAAGAATCTCTCTCAATGCTAGGTAAAGAGCAACAAATGTTTTACCTGTTCCAGCACAACCATAAGCATAGAGATTCTGTCCTCTCTTATATTCATCAAAAAATTCTTGTTGCTTTGGTGTTAATGGTTCAATGGTCTCCATGAACTCGCCTGTAATTGGCTTGCGCCTCTTCATTTGTTTGCGAGTAAAACCATTTGCTACTGGTTGTTGTGCGCTACGTGACTTTCTTGCTCTTGGCATACTAACTCCACTTATCGGTAATTGATTTGTTTCTTGGTGCTTTTGGAATGATTTTATTTCGCATAATATCAGACCAACCTGGGTGTGTCTTCTTCATTCTATCTCTCCAATCACCTACCATTTCGGTAGAACCAGGGATAGTAGAAGGATCACTCCAGTCTCTATCCCATTCAGGATTATCTATCTTCCACTGATCCCAGTCATGGATGCTCATTGACACCTCTTTCTGTTCACCAGTTTCTCTATGTTTAATAGGATATGTTGCCATCAACGCCACTCCAATGCTTCAGAAACTTGAGGGAACTGCTCAATGAAAATTTCTTTACAAGCATTGGCAATATCCATATGCTCTTCTTGAGTTCCATTAGCAGATCGTAATTGTATATAGTGAACCCAAGATCGACACGATCCAGACATATAGATGCGAGTTGGAGTTGCTAATGGCAATACAAATCGAGCTGATTCTTTTGCGACATCAGCATTCAACATATCATCATAGAGTTCTTGTGCTTCAGCAAACAACATGCTGATACGGCGTTGAAAGACCGCAACAAGTTCTGGATCAAGATCATTAGTAGAGTTCTGACGATTCTTTGTGTCTTGTCTACGAAGTTGTGGGACAGGAATGCTTTCAGACAAAAGATTCGTGTCGGCATATCTTTGGGAAAATTCTTGGAAGGTGAAGGAACGATGGCGCAGAATCTGTGCTGCGATACCACGATTAGTTTCAATTTCCAATGTCATGAACGACTGCTCAAATACAGACCAGTGTTGATGCTTCACACAATACTTGAGAAGACCAGCAACATTAGGATTCTCTTGGTTGGCAGGGTTACTTACCCTTGCCACATATCCCATCATCTTCTCAGCATCTGGTGTAATACTTACGAGACTCACTTTCATTCGGCACTCTCCATGACTTCTACATTAACAGATTCTACCACTTCAGGTTCAATGACTGGTTGCTGAGTGGACACTCTTACAACTGGTTGCTTGACATACTGACCAAACCCATTCTTCCGATACCGAGTAATCAATTCTTGAGTCTTCTGAAGATTACGGAGATCGACTTTAAGTTTCTGAAGTTCTTCTGAACTATAAAGGTGATCATACTTCAATGCGTTTCTGATTAGTTTGATATTTTTTTTGATATCAAGTGTTGTCATGGTATTTCCAAATCATTTCCATCAAATCATAGCACAGGTATCAGTGCTTGTCAATCCGCATATCCATCATCGTCATCACCAGATCGGTAATTTGATCCGGACATATAGTTGTCAGTATCGGCATATATTTCTACCTCAAGTTCTTCAACAACTTCTTTTAATTTATGTAATATTTCTTTTAATTGTCTTCTTTCCATTAGGTATCCAAAGCAACATATAATATCTATAAAAAACTGGAATTATCTCTCGATGAACTCCAGTGTATAGTTTTCTGAATTTAATTGTTCGATGATAATATCGCAGGCAATCTTAGGTTGTGAATCACCACAAGTAAACACATCTACAGCCGCTTGACCTTTCTCTGGCCAGGTATGTATTGATATGTGAGATTCGGATAGCAAACAAATTGCGGTAACACCTTGCGGATTAAACTGATGTGACATTGTTTGAAGAACATGTGCTCCACATGCCTCTGCAGCATTTTCTAACATGTCACACAGAAAAAACTCGTTGTCCAATAAGGGCAACGAGCATCCGTATAAGTTGAGTAAGTAATGTTTTCCCATCATTTCCTTTTCTTAACTTCTTTAGATTTATTCATATGCCCCCACATTTTATCATGAATTGTTCCATCAGTCCATTTCATAGACTGAATCGCATTACCAAACATATCATAATAGGCATCAAAAATATCACCACGAACTCCCTTAGTGATATCAAACCATGATTTTTCTCCGTTATCAAAAAGTATTAGATAACTATCTCTGGGAAGAGTCTTATCTTTTGCTGCCTCAACAGAACAATTTTGAGAAAGAATTTTTATACCATACTTTTCCAGTGTTTTAATCTGATCAGAACTATATTCCATCAACTCCGTCCTCCCCATTGAATTTGGGGGAACGCTTCTTCTACACATTGCTTAGTAATTTTCCAACGCTTACCAAGTTGCTTGTCCTTCATCAAGACAATAAGTTCTGCCTCTTTGATATGAAGACTCTCAAGCAACTGAATGAACATTGTTTCACGCTTCGAGTTCTTTAGTTGTGGAGCACCACCTTTAAAGAAATAAAATAGTTTACGATACTCTTGATATAGAGTAGTGTGATCCGTTTCTGCGGGCACATCATTGGGGGTGTATGGAACATCACCCTCAGGTAATGCTGATAACACACTCTCATCAAAGTTTGCGATGAGAATTGTTCTAAGTGCCGGAGAATTATATTCCTTAAGTAACTTCACCTTCTCTGGTTTAGTTTTTGCGTTACTTACTTTTTGCAGAATTTCTGAAATTAATAGTTTCATATCATATCATTGTATGTGTTAATATTTAGTCGTCATCATCCTCGTAAACCTCCTCATCATCTACAAATCTCACTGAATAAAGTTCTTGTCGAATCATCATTCCTTCATCATCATATAGTTCTGGATGTAGTTGTATCGGTGGTTGTTGTGCTTGAAGATAGAATCCGAAGACATCATTTGCTATCCACCCAATTGTTATTCCCAATAATAATGAACCCAAAATGACAAAGGTTGTTAGTAAGAGCGTTAAAGATGAATCCATTTTCTTTCTCCGTGTTTACTGGCGATCTCCCCAAGTAAATTCCAAACGAAAGGAAAATATTTTACTCAGGAGTGTGAATGTTTGTTTAACTTTGAGACCACTTTTTATTGGTTCTCTCCTTGACCTCCTGAGCATAAGCTCAACTCCTTTATTTATCTGTAAATCTTGTGTCATTTTTTCTTGGAGGATACTAATCCCTTTTCAACAAACAATTTTGCTGTAGAGATTATGTCATAAATTTGATTGTCAATAACAATTATTGGATACCCGTTTGCTGCTGGAAATTTCTCTTTAACCGATTGCTTAGTGATATCTACACCAACCATATACTTTTTATAGTCAGTAATTTCCGCCATCGCCATCAGTTTTATTGTCCTGTCGCACCATTCACATCCTGATATGGTATAGATTTCAATTTCCATATAATTTTAAATTCTGATAGTATGTATGGTCAGCATCAACGCATCATAACACATAGTAATTTGCATGTCAAGCCATAAATATTTGGGTGGTGAACTGGTAGTTTATGTCCAGAGAATGGAATACTCCCAATAGAGAACCTTGGAATACTCCTATACACAATATTCTCAAGGCAATAGATAATCACACTCATGAGTACTTCAAGAGTGGTGATGAGTGGCATCTAAATAAGGCACAAGAACTCAGAATATATGTTGCTGAGTTGAAGGAATGGATACATAAAACAGAAGGACGATTATGAAATTCAAATATCCAACACTTGATAATATAGTTCCTGCGATGGTTGCATTTGTAGCAGCAGCAATTGTCGGAATGACTTTCACAAATTATGTAATATGTAATTTCAAGGTAATGACTAGTTTACATTATCTGTATCT